TTTGAATTCTTTGGTTTTATAAATATCTTCTAGTTCTTTCAATATTATTTCTTTTTAGAAGCTTTAACTTTACTACTACCTTTAGTAACAGTTACATCAGTATCATCTACCTCAACATTCATTGGCTCTTCTTTTTTATCAGCTAATTGTGTAATAAGGTCTTTAATTATAGCAATCTCTGGTTTTTCTTCAGATTCTTTAGCACCTACAATATGTTGTAAAATACCTATAAGAGCCATAGCAGCTGTAGATACTAATCCAATAACTGCTGTTAATGCTCCACCTTCTAATGATAGTGAACTTACAACACCTATTACAACTAATACTGTAATATAATTAATTGCATTTTTACCTAAATGCTTTGATGCAATTTCTTTTGCTGTATTTTTAGCATGTATCTTATCAATTTCTACTTTTGCTAAAATTTCTTCAGTTGTTTTTTCTCTTCTTAGTTTCATATTATTTTTTTTATAAAGTTAAAATCATATCAATAACTTCTTGTTGAGGGAATAAATCTGTTTTGTCTTTTCTGGTATTGGTATGTGTTAACAATCCTTTCACTCTACCATAATAAGCATCTTCTTTCCAATCAAATGCTTTGACACCTTCTGATTTAATCCATTTCTGAAGACCATCTCTTACATCAATATTATCTCTTTCAGCAATAAATAAAATCCACTTTCTAGTAGCTTCAATTTGAGCATCTGAGTAACGATGCCAAGTTTTGTATCCTCTAAATGGTTGGGTTAGTTCTACTTTTTGAGATTCATCTACAACTGTACCTGCATATGTTTTTCCATTCTTAATATATCCAAAATTACAAATTTCGATACCTACTGAATGTTTGTGCATATGTTGTGAACCGTTCTTACCAAGATGCCAGCCATATCCTCCTTCCGGAAAACATTGTACCATTTCTCCATCATAGGTATCATCATTACCTTTAACTGATTGTCCACCTAGAACAAACTCAGTAGCAATTCTACCTCTACTATCTCCACCCCACGATTTAATTACATTATAAGGATTATGCCATCCAGCTGTATGGTGTAAGAAACAATATTCTTTTTTAGTTGGCCCATCTAAGTACTCACCTCTTGGTAAAAAATCTTGATGAATAACTAATCCATTTTCTGTTGTATATGTTCTTTCTGATAAATCCGTATCTAGTAAATCCATAGCCTCTAATGTTTTAGGACCCACTAAACCGTCACCAACTAATCCATTAGCTTTTTGCCATTTTATAACCGCTTCTGCAGTTTGTCCACCAAAGATACCATCAGATGTTACACCAACAACTTCTTGAATATCCTTAACTACTTTTCCTCTCGAACCTATTTTATAAATCATAATTCTTTTTTTTTATAAATACCTTTTTAATAACAAAAAAAAAGGAGGTACTAAGACCTCCTTTGTATTTTGATAATAGAATTTATTAGTATACTAAGATACATCTATCGGGACGTAGTGTCGCAGATATTGTAGCTAATCCGTCATCACTATAACCTAAACTATCAAAGTTTACATCTGATAAGAATGTACCTTGCATAATCCATTTCTCTACCACAACACCAGTAGGGTCTAATAATTCGAGGTCAATATCTTTCTTATATCCAGCAGCGTAACCCATTCTACCTGTCACTGACTCAGAGTGTAATCTTACCCACTCCATCAAAGCTTGTGCAGCAGATGGTCCAATTGGGTCTCTGAAAGTAACGTTTATTGTTCCCCATGTGAAACGTCCAGCAACATAAGTGGATGTATTCAAAAAAGGAATTTCAGTTGTACCGATACTGATAGAAGGTCTACTTGTACTTTCAACATACCATTCATTTATACCCAACGAAGATGGAAATCTCAAGATAAACCTATTCTTTCTTTTCGGTTCGTAAGGAATAGGCATTTTCATTAACAAATCAGCCATAGTTATTTGTTTTTTCTTTGTTTTATTTTATTATAAATATGTTATTATATCAAAATATCATTTACTTTATGTTTTACAAAATCTATATAAGCAATACTAAATAAATGCTTTTATTCTTTAGCTAACATAAAAAATAATTTATTAGAAAGCATATCTGGCAAATCGCTTTTAAGCTCAAACATAGCTTTCAAATTCTTCATATCATCGTCAACAAACACTATCTCATCAAAGTCATTTAATAATCTAGTGACAACCTCCGCTTTTTTCCCATAGTCAGTAGTTGATTGTAATTGTTGTCTTCTGTTAGAGTCGTTGATAGCGAAGACCAAATTTCTATTAAGTCTATCTCCTACGGGTATCAATTCCCCTCTTTTGTCTTTATACATTAGAAAGTTCTTCAACGCTTGAAAAACCTCTTCTTCATTTGCTCTCGCGGTGAGAATACCTATTTGGTAACCTCTTTTTAGGTAATCATCCATAACTGAAAGATTAGCTACTATAGGTTTACCCATTTCGATAGATTGTTGAGTTTTTACTGGGTCGATAAAATCTCTATAGTCGTAATATTGTTTTGTCTCGGGTGTGACTTTCTCTAAACCATACTCATATGGTGTTAACGCAATCTCTTCTTTGTCAGAAGGAAGTTTTCTATAAATGAACACACCTTCGGGTTTTAACAATGTATCATCGACATCTAAAAGAATCAGTCTATTTGTCTTAGCGAGTTCTGTAATTAGTCGTTCAGACTTATACTCATTCAATATCTGTGCAATTTTACTATACATATTAACAACCACAATCTTCGTAATCTTGTTCAGACCAAGATTTTAATGGATATTCCACTCCGTCTACTGTAAAGTTCATCTCTCCTCTACATCCCGCTTTACATCTTTCTCCAGTAAATAAATTTCCCTCATCTATTTGATAATCTCTTTCATTCAAATTTGAAGTATAGAAACTTACATTATCCGAATTAGGGTCATCTAATGGTAAATCACCATCACCAAAATTCATTTCACTGATAACATTACGTCCCATTACACTCTCAATTAGTCTTTCGAATTGAGATTCTGTAATTTTGAAATTTGCTCTTTTTTGTTTCATAACTTATTAGATATTTTCAAATGACGCTCCAGTTGGAGTAATTAGGAACTCGATATCGATGAATTCTAATGACCTTGTAGGTTTGATGTAAATCTTACCTTGTAGTGTATTTTGGTCAATCAACTGTGGGTCATCAGATACGACAACTCTAAAGTCAGTCAAACCTCTGTCTCTTCTAATAGAATCTAAGATTGGGTTAACAACATCCAAGAACTCATTTCTTACTTGTTCGTCATTCTGTTCGAATAGTAATCTTACAGAAACAGCCGAAATAAGTTTACGAGCTTGTAATAAGAGTCTTCTAACATTGATTCTGTCTAATGCAGACTGTCTAGTTTGTAGAGTTTTGTTACCCCAAATAATCGTTCCAACATCAGAGTAAGTAGCGATTGGGTTAATTCTTCCTTGATAAAGAGTGTCTCTATCATCTAATGTCAGTTTCTTTCTAGCTTTAACAGCGTTGACAACACCTCTTGTGTATCCTGCTGATGCGAACCAAGGGAATGAGATATTATCGGTGAGAGCTATATTTCTTACAACATCATAAGTTGGTGGAAGATATATTCTCGTATTATTTTCTTGGTCATTGTATTGAACCCAAGGATAGTAAGTTGCGGTGTAGTTAGAGTCAATACCAGTATCATCTAAATTGTCAACAGCTTCTTGTGGTTGAATCAAGTCAGACAAGTTTGTTGCTGATGGTAAGAATAAGTTATAATCTGGTGTTGTAGTGATGTATAATGAATCGGCTCTTTCAGTCTCAATCATATCAATCGCTGATTCAACAAGGTTACTATTGTTAACATAATCAATACCTGGAGTTGTGAATACGTTTATATTAACAGCTTCAGGGTTTTTAAACGTTCTTATACCGAAGTAGTAAGAATAGTAGTCAGTCGTTGCGAATGAACCAGCTTCACCATCTGGAGTTTCGGATAGTAATTTAAACGAACCATCACCAGTCGCGTTAGGGAAAGTAGTCGAACAAGCTCCATTCAAGAACCCAGATTTACCTCTAACATAATTGTCTGAGTTGGTTCTATATTTTCTATAGATGTCCCATCCATCAAAACCACCTGCTGGAGTCACAGTAAATTTACGTGAACCAATTGTGTAGTATGGGTCTGTAGATGAAGAAGGTTCTGTTCTGAATGTCGCAGCTCCCACAGCGAATTTGTCCTCAGTCGTACCCGTTGAACCACCACAATCCTTACATAAAGTTTCTATACAAAGTTCTCCTCCTGTGTCTGCACATGTTGCTCCCGAGTCCATATGGAAACCTTGTGTAACACACGACCAATCACTACCAGTCGGTGTATCACATTCATCAGTAGGTGCTTGTTTCCCTTTATATTGGAAAAAGTCACTATCGTAAGCTGATGGTTCAGAAGTTGAGATACCTAAGTAAACTCTCCTTATTCTATCACCCGCTGATAGTGTATTGTTATCTGTAGTCGCGTTAGCGTTAAACGGTGGGTTGAATATCTCGTCACCTGGTTGGTCATATTTTGTTTTGTAGTAAACTGTAGGACTTTGTTTTCCAACAAATCTTCTAGTTGTATATCCTTCGAATCCACAAGGTAATGCGTCATATAGATTACTATC